TTATCTACAACGAAAGAGGGCATCGTTAAAAATCTAACAGCAAATTTAGCGCTCTTTAAAAAATTTTGATTAGTAAAGCGACTTAAATCGTAGTCTACATTAGGAGACCCTCTAACAGTTACCTCATCTAATCGATCTAAAGGCGATGCAGATTCTGCTGCTTGAGTTCCTTGACCCAATAAAGTGTTTTTTAAGATATCGAATAGTGCCATTATTTTCTATACACCATTTTAGCTGTTGGTAAGAATATTGCTGTTTCCCAACTTTTGGGTTCAATGTATAAGACTGATGATCTAATGTGCGATGTTAAATATCGTTTTATACACGGTTCTATAATTTTATATCGACGAGATTGTGATAGTAAATCGTAAGATAAATTAAATTTTGTTGTATCGTCATATTTATCGTTATTTACAAAATCCATCAATTTGTCTAACAACACCAAACGACTATATGGGTCTAGGTAGTGTAGATTTAATCCTAAAAATCCATCTTGATAAATCTCCATTGGAATTACAAGAGGAAATTTGTCGTATACGGGTAAAGTTTCCTTTCCTTTTGGGTCATATGCATAAAAATACATTCTCCCAACAAACGTTCTTCCAGTGATTCTTGTTGCGTCGTTCAATACATTAGATCGATCTGTTGGGATTGTAAGTCTAGATATTTTGCCAGCTAACCAACTTCTGGCTGAATCTGTTCTTGGCTTTATATTAGCCAGCGCCATTTCTTTGTTTAATTTATCGATTAATGATGGCATTAAATTCCTAAATCTTTTTCGGTGATAACCTTAAAAATCCAATTTCTGTCTTGGCAATACTCTTGTGCAGCTTGCCATTTAGATTCATTTACACCCCATGTAACAACTTCTCGTATATACTGTTTTGTCATTCTGCTTCTTTGTTGTGGGGGTTGTGTTTGGTGCATGGGCTTAACTTCTAATACGATACATTCTATTATACCATTTTTATTCTTTAGTTTGACGAAAAAATCTGGAAAGTATCGATGCCACTTATTGTCAACTGGTGATAAATATGGTATTACAATTTCCTCATTAGACCAACCGATAACATTTGGGTTTTCGTCTAGGTGCAGCATAACTCTGCGCTCCCAAAGAGATCTATACCAGATGTTTGTGAAGTCGCCTAAATATTTATTAGTATTTTTAGGACTAAATTTACCACTATAAGCCATCAAGTATTTATAGGAATTTTTTAATGGCACTAACAGCTGTTCGAACATTATCTCAATTTGCAACTAGAATACCTGGTGTTTCTTCGATAACCAATTTTTTTCGAAATATAGGAACAAATAAAAACGCCCAAAGGGTTGTTGCAGCGACTGGTGCTGCAGCAGCAACCACAACAACATTTGTTTCTATAGATCAAGCAATGAAGAATGCAGTTGACGCAGCTCGGCAAACAGGAAATGAAACCACCTCCACAAACAACATTAATACACCAGAAACGATAAGATCTTTAAACAGAGCAGATTTAACAGTATTAAAATTTCCTCTCGATATCGAAAATGCACCAGTCCCTTATGTTTTAATTAAGATATTTGAAACTCAAACAGGAGCTGTGCCGAGACAAGATTTAACCACACAGTCGCTAGTAGCTGGAGCGCAGGGTGCTGCTGGGGTGATAGCAAATAATGCTACTCTAATCGGAGCTGTTGGAGGCGCTGCAGTAAGTAGCGGAACAGCAGTAAATGCTGCTGGATTAGCATTGTTGGCATTAGGCAGAAGAGGCGTTGTTCCTGCAGCTGTTGCTGGAGCAGCCACTGTTGCTGCTGGTGCTGCTGCAGGAGCTGCAGCTGCAAATTTTGGAGGCGAAGCACTTCAAACAGCATTGGATTCTTTGGGAAATTCTGTTGGATTCACAAACGCTGGGTCTAGATCCAAAGAACTCATTTCGCAATTTGCTTTGAAACGAAATTTACAACAACTCGACAGAGCAATAGCATTATTAATGCCAGAAACATTAGCAGTTTCTTACTCTAATCGATATGAAGAAATTTCCTTGACTGGAGAGACAGGAAATTATGGATTAGTTGCGCAAGCATTAGGATCAACTAATGGTGGGGCAGGTCAAGACCCATATATTATGGAAGCAGCTGGTCGACTTGCAGAAAAATTAGTCGGCAGCTCTGAAAAATTTACTGCAGCTGGATTATTCGCAACAACTGGAAGAGTCATTAACCCTCAAATGGAAATGATTTATTCTAATCCAGATTTTAGACAATTTGTTATGGATTTCAGATTAGTTCCTAGAAACCAAGCTGAGTCAGGAACAATTTTATCAATTATTAAGAATTTAAAATTTTATGCAGCACCGCAAATTCCCAGAGAAACGGGTGGAAGATACTTCATTCCGCCAGCGCAATTTGAGATAGAATTTTATGATGCGAATAATTCTAGAAATCAATTTTTATTCAGAACTAAGAAATGTGTATTAGAAGATGTTTCAATTGATTACACAGAAAATGGCGTATTTACAACATTTTACGATGGTGCTCCTGTAGCAATCAGGCTATCTCTGAAATTTAGAGAAACTGTATTCATTGATAGAGAAGCAATACAAGAGGGATTCTGATGCTGTTTAGTCAATTTCCTAAAACTCTATATGGATTCGATTTTACATCAAATTCTTCTGTAAAAACTGTCACTAACATTTTTACAAGATTTAGATTTAATGATAGCGTATTGAATAATGCGTTGGCTTTTTACAAATATCAATGCGAAGATTTAGATACACCTGAGATCATATCATTCAAAGTTTATGGCGACGTTAAATATCATTGGATAATTACTATGGTGAATCAACTTGATGATCCACTATTTAATTTGCCGCTCCCTCGAGATTCATTTGAAAGAAAGGTAGTCAAGCAATATAATTATCCAACTATCGCGAATGCATATTCAACCATACACCACTATGTTCTTGAAGTCAAACAAACTTTATCTGAACTTGAGGGTCCAACAACAGTAACAACTTCAAATACGATAGTGACATTAGACCAGTTTGATTATACGTCAAATACAATAACAACAAACAATATTAATAATCCAGTCACAAGTAATATTAGTTTTTATGCAAATAATTCTAATGCAAATAGTGGAATAGTTGCTACTTTATCCACAGTTTCGACGTATAAACCTGTCTATGTATACGAGCATGAAGAACAATTAAACGAAAGATATCGAGAGATTAAAATCTTAAAGAAACAATATATTGCATCTGTGTTGTTAGAATTGGAAAATATTTTAAATGGTTGATTCAGTAGATAAAATTAATTCTTCTCGTGATATTGTCATACTAGAGTTAAAGTTAATAGGCTCTAATGGCAAAATCAGAGATTTAGATAAAGAACGATTATTCAATGCTATTAATATTTTTGAAGATATATTTAAACCTGTAATCACGGGAACAATTAACATCAGAGATGGTGTTGGTATGTTTATGGATCTTGCTATTCATGGTAATGAGTATTTGTATATCACATTTGGTCGACCTGGAGAAACTTTAAGAGATCAACGATACTCCAAAACGTTTAGAATATTTAAAGTAACAGATCGTCAAAAAGTTCCAAACAGCCAAGATCAAACTTATGTGTTACATTTTTGTTCTGAAGAACAAATTTTTTCAAATCAACAACTTATCTCAAGATCATTATCAGGAGGAAATGCTTCTGATTATATTTTTAATATTTGTGTATTTGATTTAAAAACGAGAGTGAATAAAATAGCAGATTTTGAAAATTCTTTTGGCTGTAATGAATTTGCAATAACAAATCAAAAACCTCTAGAAGCAATTGAATATCTTGCCTCTCGATCCTTCAGTCAATCTTTGTCTCCATTTTTATTTTTTGAAAATAAAGATGGATTTAACTTACTGTCGTTAGAAACGTTATATAGAAAAGACGTGGTCGCATCTGTAAAGTATAATACTGCAAAATTTACTTCTGAGTTAGATGAATCTCCATTTATAAATTCTACTGACGTCAATACATTTAAATTTAACAAATGTTTTGACGTGAATAAAAATGTAAAAAATGGAACTTATTCTTGTAAACTTCATACATTAGATTTGATAACACAAAAATATACAAAACACAATGTTTCACTTCTAAACGAATTAAATGCTGATGTTATGATCGATGGATATTTTCCATTTAATAATGCAACAAATAGAAATAATAAAACATTGTTTCAAGAGTATGATTCTAACATGAAGTATTGGTTAACAAATAAAGGCAGAACTAATTCAAATTATTTTGTGTCAAAAGGCATACGATCTAGAGATACTCATGTGGAAGAAACATTAGCACAAAGAATGATGCAGATAGATTTAATAAACAACACAGAGATACATTGTATTGTTCCAGGCAATCCTCAGTATTCTGCTGGATACACGATTGATTTTACTATCCCAGCATTTACATCAAATTTTCAAAATGAAAGAGTAAATGATCCATATTATTCTGGTAAATATTTAATTACAGCAGTTCGTCATGTCATAACTCCTGGTTCATTACAAACTGAATTAGAGTTATCTAAGAACTCAGTTTCTTCTCCATTAGATTTATCAGCAGAAAATCAACAATATAAATTAGCGCAAAAACAATGAACAACAACGATTTTCTAGGATTAAACAATTTTGTTTGGTGGTTTGGTGTAGTCGAAAATCGATTAGACCCACTAGAATTAGGAAGATGCCAAATAAGATGTTTTGGTTGGCATTCTGACGATATTAATCAATTGCCAATAGATAAACTTCCATGGGCGCATCCAATTGTTCCATATGGAGTTAAGTCTGTGCAAGCGCCAGCAGAAGGAACAATGGTATTTGGATTTTTCGCAGATGGTTCTCATGGGGAATATCCTATTATAATTGGAACTGTTCCTGGAATTCCAGTAGAGATTCGCCAGAATAATGCAGGATTCACAGACCCATACACAGATGCTGAAAAAGCTGCTCAAGATTTTCCTAGAAAAATAAAAGAATTTAGCGTAAAGAGAGACAGCAGAGGAATTAATGTTGTTAATGATACAGCAAAAAGAAATCCTTCTGTATTAGATGAGCCTACAGTCTCAAGGTTGGCTAGACCAAATAGATCAACTGCGAATGGTGCTTATCAAGGAATAGAACCAAGTTCTATTGCAAATACAAGCATTGATATACAAAGAAAAACAAGAATCCCCGACATCCAAACAGCTAGAGGTGTAACGTGGGATGAGCCATACCCATCTTACAATGCCATGTATCCATTTAATAATGTGACTGAAACTGAGTCTGGTCATGCCTTTGAGATGGATGACACAGAAGGATATGAAAGAGTTCAATTATCTCACAGAACTGGATCAACTTTGGAATTTTTACCAGAAGGGCATACAAAAATTAAATCACAAAAGAGTCGCTATGATGTAACGATGGGCGACCACAGAAGTTATGTTAATGGTGAAAAATATGAAACTGTTGACTCAGACATGTATTTGCGTGTAAATGGTAAGTTAAGAATAGAATGTGGTGGTTTGGAATTAATTTCTGCCGACAAAATTCAAATGGCTTCTTCCAGCGACACAAAAATAAAGGCAGCTGGTGGTCTTCATCTCGCGGGGCTACTGGCTCATTTAAGTGGCGCAGATGTAAATATTGCTGCAGCTAATGCCGCTAAAATTTATGGTGGATTCCAAACAGTTCTTAAAAGTTCTGGCGTGACTTCTGTTGGTGGAGCTATGACTCACATTGAAAGTAGTGTTATTGAATTAATCACACAATTGTTATTGACTGCTGGAATTCAAGATTTAAATTCCAGTATACCAGCAGTTGGTAAAGTTGGTCCAACTGCTTCGTTTGCTAGTGGTCCAGATATGAAGGCTGGAGCGGATTTAGCAAAGGTTGCTCCTGCAGCTCAGCCACCAAAAACTGATGTATTCTCAAAATTAGCAAAAGATCGAGAAGGGACTGATGTTCTAGAACCAGTGACAGTTACTGGAAAAAAGAAAACATTACCTACTGAAACTGGCGCCGAATTGCTTGCAGTGATTGAGGAAGCAACGAAATCAGTTAAGGTAGATGTAACTCTACCTAAAAATGAACTGACACAAGACAATGATAATTTAATCAATGTTACTGGATTTGAGGAATCATCCAATACGAGAGACCCTGAGCCAGACACTAGCGCATATAAAGCTGCCGAAACTTGAAATAAATACAATGTGCATACAACAAGATGATATCAAACAGTATAATTTAATTTTAGCAAAAATGATTAAACATTTATCTTTGTCAGAATCTGATAAGGATTTTATGTATTCTCATGAACTAAAACAAAAATATGATTCTTATTTAATTCTTTTAAAAATAAAAGAAACATTTTATGGGAGTAACGTGTCTTCCTAGGTAAAATTATAGGCAAAATCATTAAAATAATTCTCTGTTTGATCGGAGGATTACCGCTTCTTCAGACCTTGGCAATTATGTTTACAGGGAAGCCCATTCCATTCGCGAAATTGGGTGGAATGTTTGCAAACACTACGCTGGGGCAATTTCTTGCAGGCATTAAAAGAGACGCGCAAAGAGTATCAGATGCTGTTAGAAATTTATTCGCAAAGGATTTTTTAAATCCACTAGCAACTAGATTTAATGATTTAAATGCTGATTTAGACTCTATAACAGCAAATAATTATGCTGGGCTTCAGGCTGCATTGCCAGGTTTATTCAGTAATACTGAACCAAGCATTGTAAGCGCTAGAACAGAATTATTAGATAGACTTGGCAAGGTAGTGGAATTTTCGGCAAATACGAACTACAAACTTGGACCATTTAGTATTGGGGAACTATCTTCGTTTGCAGCGGCAGAAGATTCTTTTGCTTCTACGTTTAGAACTATGGAGCAGCACACAGATAGTCTTTCAGGATTAGGAGGCGCCACAGTAAAGTTTGAATTTCAAAGAATTTACGGTAATGTCACTATTCAAAATTCTTCAGTTCATATTATTTCTTCAAATGTGGTGTATCCAAATTTAAGCAATAGAGTTTATCCTATTGTGAATATAGGAGATGTAATAGTAGTCGATACAGAAGAACGAACAGTCATAAGTAAAAAGTTTACTCCAACTTTCCATGGAACAGTTTCTATAGACACAACAACAAATAATGTTAAAGTCACCACAGCTTCTGTATCTACATTAAATTTAGCAAGTTGTAATCTTGCGGTTAATGGTGGAATAGGGGTATACGAAACTGGAAATATTTTACTCAGTTCTGGAATGTTTATCTCAGTAAATGGTGAAGTTCGTCAAATTAATACCATTAATTCGCTTGGAGATTATCTAACAGTATATTTACCATTTAATAACTCCGTATCAAATACAATTTTGTTAAAAGAAAGTTCATTTAATGTCAATACAGCGTTCACATTTACAAATGAAAGATTGATATCAGTCAAGACTCCATTTGTGGCTAATTCACTGTGTTTAGATAATGTAATTACTGGAGTTGGAACGACATTTACAAGCGTCTTAGAAGCAAATAATAAAATTTATTATGATAATAAAGAATACAATGTAGTTTCTGTCACTAATACTTCTATAACTGTGGACGATTCTTTAAGATACACTGAAAGAATGCCAATCTTTAAAATAACAAATGAAGTTCCGTATCTTGATTTGACAGAAGATTTGGTTGACCCAGATGGCATAATTACCGCATTTACTTTGCCTGGGCAAATAATGGGCGACACAACATTATTAAATGGTCTTAGTGTTAAAGTTAGAAGAGCTAATGGAGCATATCAGAGCGTTAATGCATCTAAACCAACAGATGCTGCCCAGTCATTACTCCAAGAAGAGTTGTTGAGAAGAGCTAAAAATGCATTGACTCAAATGAAATATGATTTAAGAGATGATGCTTTGAGATCCTTGACCAGCACTGACGTTGTTATTGCAATTAATGGATCTATAAACAGACTAACAGCAATTAAAAATGATGCGAAAAATATCTATGAGCAAGATCTTGCTGTAATTAATCAAGTTAAAAGTTTAGTAAAGGGAATGATTAAGTTATTCTCAATGTCTTGTTCTAAGAAAAAACGTAAAGACCAAGGCGGAAATGCAACTGATTCCGACGATTATTTGGATTTAATTTTGCAGCCTAATCCAGAAAGACAAGGGTGCGACGCGACAACCAGCGATTTTATTGACATATTAGATGATTTCGATCGTGAATACAATGATCCTAATCTAAACACTCCTAATAGCCCAGATATTGACACCAATATTCCTTCTGCAAATAATTTATTCGACGAATTAGATAGTATATCTGGTCCGTTCCCAAGACAAGATGGAAATCCAGCTGGTGGCGATGTAATCGGTGGTGGAATTGACGATCAAAATCCAGATGTTGTAATCCCAGAAGATCCATGCGCAAAACCTTGCTAAATATAAAAAAAGGCATATAAATGGCGATTGAAACCAGAACATATAAAGACTTAGACTTAAATTTCAGCGTTCATCCAGTCACAAAGGATGTGGTTAAGAGAATAGGCAATTCTTCAATCATCGGTGCGCTTAGAAATTTAATGCTAACCAATGTCGGTGAAAAACCATTTCAACCTGCATTCGGATCTAGAATTAGGTCATTGCTGTTTGAAGATGTTTCGTTTATTACTGCAAACATAATTCAATCTGAGATTGAGGATTCCATCAAGAATTTTGAGCCTCGCGTTGGCGTTGACGCGGTTCAAGTTCAGGCTAATCCAGAACAACAACGATATGACATTACTCTTAGATTTTTCATAAATAACCTAGAATCACCAATTACAATTAACTTTTTCTTAGAGAAGGTCCGTTAATGGCAAATACAGACCAAAAACTAATTGTCACAGAATTAGATTTTGATGGCATTAAAAATAATTTAAAGAATTTTTTACGCGATCAACAAGAATTTTCAGATTTCGATTTCGAAGCATCTGGCATGAGTGTGCTTTTAGACATACTTGCGTATAACACGCACTATATGTCTTTTTATAATAATATGATTGCTAATGAAATGTTTTTGGATACTGCAGTTTTAAGAAATTCTGTAGTCTCCCATGCAAAAATGCTGGGATATACTCCTAGTTCTACAGTTGGTGCTCGTGCGACTGTTAATTTGCAAATTTCTAGACCATCTGGAAATACGCAAACTACACTAACTCTACCAAAATTTTCTAGATTTCAATCAGCTCCATTCAACGGAGT